AAGACAGGAAAATGGGTCGGAAAGCTACTTTAAAGCCACAGAGAGCCACAGAGAGGGCTACTAAGAGACAAATAGGTGGTAACCATTACAAGGACTTTAAAATACAGCCTATTGAGTTTATTACAAAAAATAAGCTTTCCTTTATTCAAGGAAACATAATTAAGTATGTCTGTCGTTTTGATAAAAAAAATGGTAATGAAGATATAGACAAAGCAATTCACTATTGCGAATTATTAAAGGAGATAAAATAATGTGGTTGAATTTATTAAGCTTAGGTGTAAAGACAGGAGCAAGAATATATCAAAATAAACAAAGAACAAAACAACTAATGTCAGATGCTCAGATGCTTCATGCTGAGAAAATGGCGAAAGGCGAAATTGAATATAAAGCGAAAGTTATTGAGAGTAATGATCAAGGTTACAAAGACGAGTTTGTCCTTATTCTCATTTCTATTCCTATTATTTTATTGGGTTGGTCTGTTTTCTCTGACGATCCTACGATTCGTGATAGAATAGATTTATTTTTTGAATATTTTAAAAATCTTCCTTATTGGTATCAAGCTATATTCATTGGAGTAGTTTCTGCAATTTATGGTCTTAAAGGTGCAGACATAATGAGAAAGAAATAGTATAGATATGAATGATCAACGATGCAGTAATTATAGAAGTAGAGTTCCAACTCGAAAGTGCTTATGAGCCTTTTGGTCATTTTGTTTGTTTAAGATTTATAGATACTTACCCACAAAAAACAAAACTTACATCTTTGTTAAAAGATTTTAGTAAATACCCTGATGTAAAAGTTGTTGATTATAATTTTAATATAGAAAAGATTACAGAAGCAACTGACATTAGAGGCTTAGATATTACAAAACATTAGCGACCCACCAAGTCTCCCTGATGGGTCTATCTTTAAGGGAGCATATGATACTTAAAGAATTTTATCCCTCTTGTTTTCCAGCAAGAGTTAAATCTCTTTTTACTTCTGTTTGTCTTACAGATATGTAACGATCTAAATTATTATACATAAGCTTTGCTTTTATGAGTTGGCTTTCTGCATGAGCATAACTTTCTATTATGGTTTTATACTCAGGGTCAGTTCTAGCTTTATGTTCAGCTTCTACTATTGTTTTGGTATCTAGTTTGTATTTTAAGAACAGCTTACTGAATAAAGCTTTTTTCCCTTCTTCTAAAATAATTACTTTTTCTGCCCACTTAGACCATTCATTAGAAGCTTCTGTCATTTTTTTATAGGCTTCTCTACTATTTAAGTTCATGGTTTCCATTTCATCTCCTGTTGTAAAACATATCTAAAGATACCTGTTGTTGGGTCAAATTCTATTTTAGAACAACCAACTAATAATATAAAAAAAATTATTGATATTACAGCTATTACAAATCTATAAACTGCTTTTGTATATTTACGATGTATAGGATAGCCAAATATTATCATGGGTATTGCAACATTTCTTTAGCATCTTTTTTCAAATCAGTTATTTCTTTTGCTAATTTTTTATTATCTGCTTTTACTTCATCTAATTCTTTTCTTAGTTCTCCATTTAATTTTCTATGACTATCATTAGCATTTACCATAGCTGTCATTTCAGCTTCTTTGCTATCAATAATATTTTTAAGATTTACTACAACACTATTAAGTGTTTCAATTTCTTTTTCTTTAGTTTCTATTTGCTTGGTAAGGTCTAAATTGCCACGATCATCTTTTGTCATAAAGACTCCTGTTTAGAGTGCTGGGAACTAGAGAGAGGAAGTTCCCAACACATAACCTAAAAGTATATGTTATGAAAATATTATACTTATTCTGCTTTGACGTTAGACAATGCATTAGTTTCTCTCTATCATAAAATTTAAAAAAAACATAACGAATCATTTGTAGCTGATTTGCTTTGATTTGAAAAACATTAAATATTCACTTTTAAATTGTATCTAATCTTAAATAAGCTATGTTTTAAGCCATAAAATAAAGGGTTGTAATTCAACCGAAAGTATGAACATAATAGGACATTATGAAAAAAACTTATACTTACAACGAACTAAAAGGTTTCATCAATGAGGAACTAGAAAATTTTAATCACATCATTGAGAGCAAACATATTTTTAATGCAGAGTTTAACAAGTACAAAAAATTTTTTAAATGGATTACTAAAAAAGTAAGCTATGTAAAAGATACTGAGTACAATAGAGAATTACAAAAATATGTTCCAATTAAAAGACCAATACATCCAGCTTTTGATACTTACAATAATTATAGTGGTAGATATATTTCATTAACAAAAGAGTATGTTGTTGATTTAGATATGACTCAACTTTACAAAGATTTTCCAAATCTTAAAAAAGACCAAGAGTTATTACTATCTTTAAAACCAAATGTTAGATCAGGTAAAAGACCAAAAAATTTAGAAAAAGATTACGAAGCTGAAAGATTAAAAAAAGCACAATTAGAAGATAAAGCTACTTGTGGAATCTGCCATGACTATTGGGAACAAGTTGATATGAATGGTGAAAAAAATATTATTGCAGATCATGGTTTCTTTATTGGTTTTGGTCAAAGAAACAATGTTTGTTTTGGTGCTAGATACCATGCTTGGGAAAAATCTCCTGAGTCTAAAATACAATATGTAAAACAAATTCTAAAACCATTATTAAAATCTGTTTTAGAAGAAAAGCCTGATGTTAGTATTGCTCATGTTTTAATAAAAAGAGTAGAAGATTATTTCAAAGCACAGGAAGAATACACAAACTTACCTAATGGTATAATATACAAATATAGACAACAAGAAAGAGACTCAGGTAAATACTTTGCAAGATTTGTAAAAGACGAAACTTGCCCTGAAGATATTAAAAAAGTTCATGCAATCAAAGAAAGAATGTCGAGACCATCAATTATGTTTTCAGGACAACAAGTTGAAACACCTATTACATTAAACACTAAAGAAATTACATTACCTTATGTTATAAAAATTTGGTCTGATTACAAAGACCGAATACAAGCTGATATACAAAGCTTCGAGACAGCTATAAAAAATTGGAAGCTACAACCAACACCAAGAGAGAGGAAAAATGACTAATATACATTTAGCAAACTACATAAAAGATAAATGGATTGATAGGCTTTACTGCACACTACATGGTAAAGTTTATCTAATTCAAGCTGATGGCTCTGAATATAATGGTGCTATCAAAACAAAAAAATTCTCAGGTAAAACTTTTAGTTTTACTGAGGATGGTAGATGGTTCGATAGGTCAGGGTTGCCTGTCGCAAAACCATCTGAAGCTGACACCAAAGTTGAGATCAGCATTTTAAAATCTGAAATCAAAAAGAGAGAAGAAGATAAAAAGTTTCAGGCTTTAAAAAATAAATTAACTAATAACCTAAAAGGAGACAAATAATGTCTAATAGTAAAATATACTCTACTACTGATTACAATAAGTTTGGAAAACTTAAAGGTAATAGAGCAATCAACGAACTTCATGTAAGAAAGTTAGTTGAATCAATCAAAGAAAAAGACTTGGAAATGCCAATAGCTGTAGATGAAAATCTTAATGTCTTAGATGGGCAACATAGATTAGAAGCTTATAAGATTGTTGGTAATCCAATAACTTACTTCATCAAAAGTCAGTTTGATTTGCAAGATGTAAGAAATGTCAATTCTGTAAATAGAAAATGGAATTTGACAGAATACTTAATGTCTTTCTGCAAACTTGGTAAAAAAGATTACCAACTCTTAGAGTGGTTTCATAGAACTTATGAGTTTGGCATAACAGAATGTATTGCTATGCTAAATGGTAAGGGGTATTGCAACACCACTTGTAGAAAAGACTTTAAAAAAGGTCATTTTGTAATTGACAATTTAGAACAAGGTAAAACTTGGGCAAAAAATATAAATGCTTGTGGCGAGTATTTTGAGTATTACAAAAAAAGATCATTTGTCCATGCTATGATTAGCTGTTTCAAAGACAAGACTTTTAATTGGTCTATCTTTTTAAAAAGGCTACAAAACAATTCTAGTAAGCTTAAAAATCAAGCTTCTAAGAATGATTTTATAGTCAATATAGAAAGATTATATAATCATGGTACAGCAAGTAAGTATAAGATCAGACTCGATCTTTACGATGATAAGAGGTAAATATGCCAAAATTAATCTTATCAATTAAGACTAGAAATAAGTCATTTAATTTGCTAGAAAAGGTGTATAAAGATTTTGGGGTGATTTTTCACCCCAATACACCTGTGACAGAGGTTAATGACTTTATAGGAGAAGCTTATAATGGAAAAAGCATTACCGAAGCTTCAGGCGAAGTACGACAAGACAATAGTGAGAGAACAAGACTTGTTGAAAAAGCTAAAGAAGTTGAGGTCAAACAAACAGAACTTGGCTTGGAAGATACACAACATCAAGTACCATCCAGCCATAGTTTAAAGAGAGAGGATAATTAGAGTTATGAAAAAGATACTTTTAATCGCAATCGCTGTGACTTTTTTAAATGGTTGTGCAAAATACGATCCAATCATAGACACAAAAGGTAAATCTAAATTTGAAACATCTAATGCAAGTGAGATTTCAAATGATAAAATTTTGTGTGAGAAACTTGCAAAAAACAATACGACATTTTTTGGTAATATAAATTTTTGGATTTTGTCTCCTAAAGCTGAGACTCAATATACAGATATTTATAGAAAATGCCTTTTGGGTCGCAATCATCAAGTTTTAAACTAGAAAGGAGAAACCATAATGTACTTAATTAAAAAAGCTGTTGAAGAAGCTTTAAAAAAAGAAAAACTAACGATTAATTATAAACAATTAGAAAATCATCCAAGATTAGTTGATAATCGTAAAAGTAAATTTCTGATGAAAAAAAGGTCAGATGGTGTAAGAGAGGTAAAAGAAGATTAATGCCTAAACCATCAATAAGAATAAAAAAACTAGCTTTTATCTGTGCTAAGTGTTTCAATGACAAAGTTGATAAATTAGCATGGTTTGTAGGAAGCACCCTTTTCAACGAGTCATTACTCTGTCGAACTTGTTGGCAAGGTCAATTTAATAAATTGACAGAGAAAGAGAGAAAGGAATGGGCTTTTTATGATGATAAAAAACCAAGAAAAGATTGCTGAAATAAGTCACTTGATTCCACCAAACCTAAATATGTTTGGTGTATCAGCAGAACAAAATGACAAAGTTCTGAGAAAGATTTATGGATTGCAATTAAAGAAGATGAGACTAATGCGTGGCTATACTCAGACAAGAGTTGCAAAAGCAATTTCTGTCACATTTCAACAAATCCAAAAATACGAGAAAGGTGTAAATGCTGTAAGTATTATGAATGAGTTGAAATTAGCTGAATTTCTAAAGTGCGATAGAAACTATTTTGTTCAGCCAATTACTGAGAATGGTTACAAATTTTTAACAAAAACAATAACATATAAAGTAAGGGAGAGAGAAAATGGCAGTTATCAAAAGTAAAGATAAACATGGAAACCAAATTGAGTTTGACCCAAAGGCTAAAGCTTCGAGGTATAAAGTTAATGGACTCAAAAAGAAAGGAGTCACTAAAATTATAAGCGAAAGATTTGGTAAAAATGCTTTGATGTGGTGGAGTGAAAATTGTGTTTATGAAGCCTTAAAACAGCTAATGAAACATAATAAGAAACCTGTAGATGAGATTCAGCAATTTGAAGATGAACTTAGATACAGGGTAAAACAAATAAAAGAAAGTGCTATGCACATTGGAACTAATATGCACTTAAAACTATGTTTGAAAAGTTTAAGAAGTTTTGGGATAGCAAAAAAATTAAGGTAGTTGAGACAGAGAAAACATACTTTTCAAAAGAGTTAGATGTATGTGGAACTCTTGATTGCCTTGTTAAGTATAAAGGTAAGATTGGAATATTAGACTTTAAAACATCTAAGGATTTTTACCCTGATATGCCAATTCAAATTCATACTTATAAAAAATTAGTAGAAGATTCTACTGATTTGAAAGTAGAGTTCTTAGCAGTTATTAATATTCCAAAAGAGCCTGTTAAGGATGTTGAAATGAGAATATTTCAAGTAAAGCCTAAGTATCTAAAAGGTTTCAAAGCTTGTAAATATTTGAACAGCTTAGAAGAAGATTTTAAGCAAAGAAATTTGGAATATAACAAACAAAGGAGCAACTAATGTACCAACAACAACAAAAACAACCTTTTTGTGCTTTAACAATGTATCTCAGACCCACAGGAAATAAATCTCCTAAGTTTGAGTACAAAGCTGATGCCAAAAGTTTATTTACTTGTAGCTTAACAAAGAAAAAATATAAGCTATCACAAATAGACGAATGGTATCATACTGAGGGAGTACAAAACTTTGTAAGACAAGGCTATACAGGTAAATGGTATGCTAAGACTCAAGACATTGAGAATCCTCATAAATACGATATGGGAACAACTCAAATGGTTTTAAGTTTTATTATGACTAAGCCTTATAAACCTCAACCTAATGTAGATGGTATGAAACCAATAAGTCAGGTTATTCCAACTGAGATCGTACAGGTGCAACAGCCAAAAGCTGTAAAACCTAATGATTCATTTGATGATGATTTGGATGCACCATTTTAATAAACTAAAAGAAAGACTAAGTATGTGGTCGTTATATTACAGAGAGTATATAGTTGGCTTCATACTTGGTTTTGTTATAGGAGCAATATTGTTATGAAACAATTAGAATTAGATTATCCAGCACATAATTTTACAACAACAAGTAAAGATGCTTGGAATAGTAAAAAAGATAAATTGACAAAAAGAGAACAAGTTTATGAATTACTAAAACTTAATTCTTTGTCTAATTATCAAATAGCAGAGGAGTTGGAGATGCCATTGTCTAGTGTGTGTGCAAGAGTGAGAGAACTACAGCTTACAGGTCACATAGAAGATAGTGGTACAAGAAGAAAAACACAATTTGGAAAGTTTGCGATTGTATGGCAAAAAAAAGACCAAATCTAGCTGAGAGAAAGTGGATGCAACAAGTAGCTGATTATGGTTGTGTAGCTTGTGAGATCGATGGATTAACAAGACCAGCAGAGATACATCACATCAGAAAGCATACAGGAATGGGTCTGAGACCCTCACATTTTGACATTTTACCACTTTGTAGTGTCCACCATCGGACAGGTAAAATATCGGTGCATTTGGGTAAAGAAGCTTTCATAGAGAAGTATGGAACAGAGCAACAATTACAACAACGAGTAAGAGAGAGGATAAAACAATGGAACGAAATAGTGGATATTTTTTAGTTTGGAGAAAGATATGGAAATCTCCTGTATTTAAAAACCTAAAACAATGTGCAATATGGATTT